GGAAATGAGAGCTAAGAAGGAAGCTGAAGTTGAGTTGCGTAATAGGCATCCTGACTTTGAAGACCTTCGTAGCAATGAAACCTTTCACGAGTGGGCTAAAGCTCAACCTGAACAAATACAAAATTGGATTTATAACAATCCTAATAATGCAGAATTAGCTAGTAAAGCTATTGATTTGTATAAACTCGAAAATGGAATTAAAGCTCAGTCAACCAAACCTCAGTCTAAACAACAGGGAAGTGCAGCAGATATGGTGTCTACTAAGACTAAAGCCATTGATACTAAGCAACCTAAAGTATGGACTGAACGGGAAATCGCTAAGATGTCCATCGCTGAGTATGATAAGTATGAACAAGATATTAATCAGGCAATCAGTGAAGGACGAGTGATTAAATAATTTTGTCTTTTATTGAGGTAATTAAAAATGGCTTATAACCAATCAGATCAATTTTTCGAGCCGAGTACGGATACCGATGCTAACTTTGCGAACTCCGTAAGTGGTCAAACCAATTCATTCTTCCTGCCTTCTATTTATAGTAAGTCAGTACTGAATTTTTTCCGTAAGTCCTCTGTGGCTGAAGCAATCACTAATACTGATTATGCTGGGGAAATTTCCGCTTTCGGTGATTCTGTAAAGATCATCAAAGAACCTGAGATTACTGTGTATCAGTATGAAAGAGGTGCAGATGTTACACAAACTAAGTTGACAGACCAAGAGGTAACTCTTGTTGTTGATACTGCGAATGCATTCAAGTTCATCGTTGATGACATTGAAAGCAACATGTCTCATGTAAACTTCCGTGAAGTTGCAGCTTCTTCTGCTGCTTACTCTTTGCGTGATGCTTTCGATGAAGGCGTAATTGCAGCTATGTTTGCAGGAGTATCTGCAGCTTCTCCTAACCACATCTTAGGTTCTGATAGCGCAACTGACCTTGCAGCAGGTACTTTTGACGGTACTGGTAATCTAGACATAGGTTTTGCTTCTGGTGAGCATGACCCAATTGATGTTCTTTCACACATGGCCCGTCTACTTGACGAGCAAAATGTTCCTGAAGAAGGTCGTTGGTTCCTGGCTAATCCAGAGTTTTATGAGCAGCTTGTACAAAGCAACTCAAAACTTTTGTCAGTTGATTACAACGCTGGTCAAGGTTCTATCCGTAATGGTCTGGTATCATCTGGTAAGTTACGTGGATTTGATATGTACAAGACTAACAATATCGCAGCTACTTCAAACGCAGCTGGTAAGTGTATTGCTGGTCACATGTCATCTACATGTACTGCTCAGACTATTGTTAACACCGAAGTAATTCGTGATCCAAGCAGCTTTGGCGATATAGTACGAGGACTCCATGTTTATGGAGCTAAAGTACTACGTGGCGAAGCGTTGGTATCTGCATTCTACGGTATTGACTAAATATTATTGGGGGCTGAAATATGCCCCCTTTAATTTCAATGGAAGTTAAAGCATGCCTCAGATTGGAACTGAACATAATCCTGTAAGATTTAACGTCAATAATAAAGTTAAGATACGTTCTCCTTATATGAAAAGTGAGAACAAAAAAAAGTTTGACGATAACTTTGATCGCATTTTTAGAAACTCTAATAATCCTAGTAAGCAAAAAGAGGACAGTTAGTATGATGTATGGCAAAGATAAAAAGAAAGAAAAGAAAAAAATGTATAGTAAAGGAGGTAAGGCTAATGGCAACGCTATGGCACGTAGAGATAAGAAAGCTATGGGCGGTGAGATGAAAAAAGGGAAGCCTTGTTAAATGAAAGTCTCGGCCCCTAAAGGCTATCACTGGATGAAAAGTGGTAAGTCTTATAAACTAATGAAAGATCCCAAGGATGGATACAAAGCCCATACAGGATCTTCAAAGTCTGCTAACTTTGAAATTCAAAAGGTTCATAAAACTAATGGCTAAATCCTTTTTACAGTTAACAAATGAGCTGTTGCGTGAATCCAATGAAGTAATATTGACTTCATCTAACTTCGGCTCTGCTACAGGAATACAAGCCCATGCTCAAGACTGTATAAATAGATCTTATTTAGATATTGTAAATGAAGAACCTAAGTGGCCTTTTTTAGCTACGGCTGAAAGTGGCACAACAGATCCTATGTATGGAAATGTTTCTGTAGAAACTACGGCAGGTACTAGATGGTATGAATTAAAACCAGCTAGTAATAGTTTAACCACAGACTACGGGGCTATTGATTGGGAAAATTTCTACTTAACTACAGTAGGAGTTACAGGCGAAGTAGCACCATATGTTTCTAAAAACTTAAATTATTTAACACCAGAAACTTGGAAAGATTTTAGAAGAGTTTCTGAAAACATGGATGATGCAGATACTCAAAACTGGGGAGAGCCTAATGGAATAGTGCGAAGTCCTGATGGTAGAAAATTTGGACTTACTCCTATTCCTAAGCAAGTGTATAAAGTTTGGTTCTTTGCTTATGATTTGCCTACAGCGTTATCAGATTATTCAGATGAAATAGTATTTCCTGATTTGTATAGCACTGTACTTATAGCTAAGGCTAGGTATTACTTGCATCAATTTAAAGACAACCCACAATCAGCAGCTTTTGCTCTTGATGATTACAAAAAAGGATTAAGAAGTATGCGTGAAAACTTACTTGATCCTAGCACATCCTATTTTAAAGATGATAGAGTGGTATTTATTTAATGTCTTTAGCATTTGGTTTATCTTGTAAAGGAGGTTTAAATACTAACCTCAACGAATTTGATATGCTTCAAAATCCGGGACTTGCCAAAGAGTTGCAAAACTTTGAGGTAGACCCTGATGGCGGTTACAGAAGAATAAACGGTTACTCTAATTACGGAGACACACGACCCGAAGGTGCTAGTAAAATTTTAGGTGTTACGCCTTATGGACCGGGCGTAGTAGCTTGTGTAGATACTTCTATCTATTATACTGAAGACGGCTCTACATGGACTCAGATAAATGTTGATACAGGTAATAGTGGAGTACTGCAATCTGCATTAAGCAGTCAATCAGTTCTCGATAGACCTAATCAAGGACAAGCTCAATTTTCTTTGATGAAGTCATCTTTAAGTGCAACTAGTGCTACTTATGGTTCGCTGTCTATAGCAACTGGTCCAAATAAAGTAGCTCACTTTCATATAGATGGTACTGGAAACACAAGAAAATTTGTATACAGAGAAACTTCAAGTCCTTCTGCTGGTCAATTTATAGAGATACATGATAAACATTTATGTGTAGTTGACACTACTAATGCACCTAGTACTTTATCTTATTCTAAAACAAATGATGATAAAGATTTTACTGGTACAGGTTCAGGTTCAGTAACAATAGCAGATGACATTACAGGCATTAAAAGTTTCCGTGGTTCATTATTTATTTTTTGTCAGAACAGTATTCATAGACTTGATAACATCAACGATTCTGCTAACACTACTGTTGTTCAAATAACAAATAACATTGGATGTTTAAGCGGATATAGCATTCAAGAATTTGCTGGAGATATTATATTTTTAGCTCCAGATGGGTTACGCTTAGTAGCTGCTACCTCACGTATTGGTGACGTAGAGTTAGGCTCTGTTTCAAGACAAGTACAGGCGTTATTGGCTTCTTTAACTTCTAGTATATCTAGCTACACTGTTAGTAGCGTTGTATTAAGAAATAGATCTCAATATAGATTATTTTACACAGGAGCAGGAGCTGATATAAATGCTTCATTAGGCGTAATAGGGACATTAACTCCTAATGGATTTGAGTGGTCACAAGTAAAAGGTATTCAAGCTCCTGCCATATCTTCAGGATTTAATTCAACTGGAATTGAAAAAGTTTATCATGGTGATAACTTAGGTTACATTTACAACCACGACACAGGAAGTAATTTTTATCAAAATGGCACTGTCAAAACAATAAGTGCAAAATACCTCACGCCTAATTTAGATTTTGGAGATGTCGGAACTTTAAAAACATTAAAGTATGCTAAAGTTTCTATTGGCCCAGAAGGAGATATAACTCCTTTTTTAAGAGTTAGATATGATTATGAAGATCCAGCAATACCTCAACCCGGTGATTATGAAATAACAAA